GTTGTTGCGCTTATCCTCTTTGATAAAGGAATAGCCCATTGCAATCATCTTGTCCTTGTCCTTTTCGCTCATAACATATACGAAACGCATTTTCGTTTCCTCCTTTTATTCGTCGTTGTCTCCATCTCCGGTCTCTCTGGACACCTCTCCAGAGTCGCTCAATTCACCGATGTCCTTTTGCGGGGCGCCGGCTTCAGCGTTTTTGGAACTCATGGTCGCAGAACTCATCAGCGGCTTAAATCTGGATTTCAGATCAAGCACGCTGTCCTCCAGGAAGTTCATGCAATCCATATCTGCTTGTGATACACCCTGCGAAGCACAATAATAAGAAATCGTAGGAAGACCATACTGTGCAGCTTTCAGATATTGCTCGCCGACTTCCTTGCGGTTATATGGGCTACAGTCAAGGAAAGTAACCTTGAAGTTCTTACCATGAGAGTAGCTTTGGATAAACCGGTTCACAACACCCTCAAGGCTTTTCACGATGCCATATGTAATAGCCTGGTCTGCCTTGATAGACAGAAGCAGGGCATTACTGGATGCCTTATCATTGTTGAACAGCAGAGTAGAAACACCCGCAGCAGTAAACAGATTCTGTTCTGCCTCTGAGATGGTATCCTTATCGCCGGCAACAGATCTGTCAAAACTGATTTTGGCGATGTCCATAGGGGACAGAACCGCGCCAACCTCTTCCGGCAGAACATTGTCCAGATTACGATAGAACTCTTTTGCCTTATCAAGATCCATTTCCCATTCGCCGTCGGAGTTGATACCAAGCTTCATAACAAGCATGGCATAGTTCTCCAGCTCAGTCTTTGTCATCTTGAGCTGCTTGTAGTCCTCAAGGTCGTACACCTCACGGAACATACCCGCAAACGGAGGGATAGAATAGTTCAGAATATCAGTGTTGCACTTTACCGCAAATGAATTTGGAGAGTCCAACTCCTGCCACTTCATTTTCGTGCGATCTTTCTGATACAGATTGTACTTTTTCTCAAATTCGGGCGGATACAGCGCCAAATACTCACTATTTGAGTCAAAATATGAGAAATCAAAGGAAACATTCAGAACATTTCCCTCAACAACAGCGATATCGCAGTAATCTGATGGCAACTGCTGAATGGTAATATTGTCGTTAGTCACCCACATTGTGCCGTAGAAAGTGTCTTCTCTCAGGCAAACCGTAATGACCTTGGGAAACTGATTCTTGATATCCATTGCAGTCAGCATATTCAGCGTCTTTCGATACTGCTTGCCAATGGTGGCAGGCTTCACAGTGCTTGTGTCAATCTTGTGCGGAGACAGCACATATGACAAATCGGTCAACCCAGTAAAATACTGGATCAACCGACGGAAGTGTGAGCTTGCACCATAAATATAAATTGCAGCATTCCGCAGATTCTTTTGGTTGCTATACGGATTCTGCAAAAAGCTTGTAATCTGGTCTTTTGTGTATAAATAGAAAGTCGGGTTTCTCGAAGTGCCATTCAGATCTCTGGTGATCAGTCGATTAAGTGCCGCAAATCTCTGTGGCAAATTGATCATACCATCAATATTGAAGTTGGAACTTGTCGCTGCCGACCCAGAAGTGTTTTCGGTCACTTCAACAATCTTTTTCTCCACTTATTTCACCCGCCTTCCTTGTTTGATTTTGGGCGCTCTGAACATGAATATCTGATCGCTCTCAGACACTGAGCTATTTCGTTTCTTAAGCTTGCTTTCGAGTTGACAAGCAACCCAATAGCTATAACTCAAACTTGAATAACGGTCTTTTCGCACACCCTTTTTGCGTGTGATCTTAACAAAACCGCTTGTCTCATCATGCTGCAAATTGATCAGCTCGTTGATCAGAAGCGTTGTGTTGATGTATGGCATCTGCAACTGCAGTTTGTCAGACACATCCAGTGAGCCATAACCACGGATGCTGGCAAGACTTGTTTCACCGTCATATTCAGACATTAGCAGTCTGACTCGACCAGCTCTGAAACCGTCTCGCAAAAGAATTGCACACTCAGAATTGAACTTATCAGTAGCATTGATAACCCACAATGCCTTTTCGGCGCCATGAGGAGCACGGGCAGCCCACTCTGCATTGTTGCAGCAGGAAAGAGCAGGATATACTTCTCCAGTGTCGGGATCATTGATATCTCGCACCAAGCTGTCAGCAATACCAAATCCGACGCCCTTAACATCGATTACGATGTAGTCGCACTGATACATTTCATACAGCTTCCGAATACGCAAAGCCTGATCGGCAGTATGTGCGCCCTCGGAAGATTCCGTATATACAAAGTTGCTGGTATAACGACCTGCCTTTGTCGGCAACAACTGGTTGATGAAAATAGCAGATGCGTCGTTCTTGTTTTTGGTGCTTGCCATCAAGGCAAGGTCAACCGACAAGATGCGCTTTTCGCCATTTTGCTTCGGCGGGATCTTCACCTTTTTAGAATCTGTAAGTTTGATTGACACATCGTCTGGCAACATTGGATATGTGATCTTTCTGTTTTTAGAAACTGTGTCAAAGTCAAAGAAGGTGCCGTCCAAGTCGCCAAACCAGAGACATTCCATCTCCATCGACCACTTGGTTTCGTTAAATCCTGCCTCGGACATTTCGTCAGCAACGGCATTGTTGTCCAACAGACCCTCCTTAATGGAGAGCTGGTACGGCAAACCGCAAACAAAATATTTCGTAGTATCGTCCAACATCTTATCTTTGTAGTCTTTGACCTTTTCGTAAGACCAATGGCTCTTAAAATAAGCGCTGGACAGATATACTTCTTTGTTACGCTCCTTCAGATGGGCGTATTTGGGGTTGTGCAAATACCCAGGCATACGGGGAGCAGTCAGGAAGCGGCGAAGAACAGTCTCAATGGTATCCTTGTTAACCATGCGGAACTCGTCCACAAGCAGGATATTTGCACGGTTGCTTCGTGCGGAGTCTGATGCCGTAACAACTTTGATAGAAGAACCATTCTTGAAGTCAACATAAGCATTTGTGCTTGAGATAACCATGTTCTCTATCTCGTTTTTCAAGAGAGGAGAGTTTGGCAGAAGCTCAATCTTTATCTTCTCAAGAATGTTGATACTCTGACCTCGCGTGCCGGAGGCAATACATATTTTTGTACCGGGGTAGAGGATACATCGAATGCAGCAGAAAACAGCAAGCAGCCAGGATTTACCCTGACCACGGGCGGCAATATAGCAGAAGAAATAGCATATATTCATCATATAAAGCAGGATCTTCTGGAATAGCCGCAGATGGACTTTCAAGTAGTCTTCAGCAAAACGGTGTGGATTGGCTCTATAAAAAGCAGCCCAAATATCCACACCGGCTAAAATCCTACTCTCTCTCAATTCACTCGCCATCTAAGTCACCGTCAAAATCGGTTCCGCTATCGTCGGCTCTTTCAAAAATGTCCTCGAAGACAGCTTCCTCGTCCTCGCCCTCGTATTCAGGACGCTCAACGCGAAGCTTCGCCATCTCTTCTTCGTACAGACGGCTATATGTATTATCGATCTTCATCATTTTGCAAAGATGACCAAGGAACCAAACAGAAACATATTTGGCGATACCATCAACATCTCTTAGCTGAGGATCAGGCTCCGCAATAGGTCGAGTGTTTTCGATCTTGCGAATCCATACGCCAAACGGTGTAGACTCAGCCGCTGCATCAAGATTTTCCTCTTTCTTTTTCTGGACAGGCTTTAGATTAGCACTGCCAAGCAAAGTGTTCAAAACATTGACAGACTTATCTGTGGATCTGCCGGCAGCAGTGTCACGAGTAATCGTAACCTCCAGCATACAGATCTGGCGAATGATCGCGCACTCACTGACATCCATAGAGTGTCGATCCACATCTCCGCACCAATATTTCAAACGCCGTTCAAGATCAACATAGAAAGAGGGTGCGAAACCGGCGCCCCAGAATTCGACGATGTCGCTTGCAACTACAACCTCTTCATTGTTGTCTGTGATGATCTCATCCAAAGCCTGATTAACAGATCCTTGTACCAGTTCGCTCTCTTCATCCAGCGTATCATCGAAAGTTTTTCCGACAAACTGATACAGGTTGGATTTACTAATATAGCTAAGCACACGAGAGTTTGTCGTGCTGCTTTTGTTGAGCATATTGTAGACCTTGTCGTTCCAGTAGATATCGAACTTCATGCAGATACGACGGATTGCAGACTTCTCATCACCAAGTACAGTCTTGTAATGCTGATACATCTCATCTACACAATGCCGGCAAACAGGTAAGTAACCACCGTTCTCACGGTAAATCGGGCTTTGGGAAGCAGGGAAGTTCCCCTTTTGCTTCGTGAAATTACGCGTACACCGCGTACAGTAAAATTTGTCGGGGGCATCCTTGATCGGTGCCGCCACGCCCGGACTGGATTTGGTTATCTTACTCTGTTTTGGCATATAAGATCACCTCAGTCTCGGATGATTCCCTCTTTAACCTCACGCTTCAACAGCTTGCCGGGAGTAAACTTGGGAGCGCGGTAAGAAGGAATAACGATACGCTCCTTGGTCTGGGGGTCAACGCTCTCTCTTTCGGAGCGCTCACGAACATCAAATGTGCCGAAGCCACGGAACATCACGGACTCACCCTCAACCAGAATCTCCTCCAGCGTGCGGATGAAGTCGTCCATAATGATACCGGCTTCATGCTTCGTATA